ATTTTGTCTAAACTGCGCAAAATCTTTATTAAGATATTTTACATCTTTTTTAACTAATGTCATTAAAGTCCTCCATATACCTGTACTAATCTACTCGATGCCGGCGAATATGTATCTTGAATTGGTTCTGATACTATAATTGCATTTTCTTGAGCCAACACATTAATGATTAAATTAGCACCGTTACGTGTTGTACGAAAACGTATTCTGATATCTATTCTATGTTCATTGGTAACCACATCGACAGCGTCGAGTATAATATACGGAATCCATGTATTAATATCATTAGTGATAGATTCTGATAAGTCGGATGCTAAGGATTCATACGACTGACGAAATAAAAACTCACGAATTCTAGTCCCAAAATTAGGTTGCATGAAACGTTCACCCTTAAGGGTATGTAATAAATTACGTAAATTACTTATAGACTGTTCCTCTGTTGTATACGATTGTACAAATACGCCTTTACCATTTGTTCCAGCAGCATCATACGATGTCTCTTCTTTTAGTCGTCCGGTAACTGGTCTATTTAAAGGTAAGAGTATACCTACACCTTTATCTGGCGTCTCATTGATTGGTTCATATCTATAAACACTACGTGCCATTTATTATTTCTTTTTATCCATTGCCTTCATTAACGAAGAATAGTCGCGCGTAAGAGCGTTAACGACGGCTTCACCGCCTTCCTTAGATTTTAATGAATCTGTAGAAATAGCATTGCCAGATACATCCTGTACAGCGACAGGCTCGGCAGATTGCATTCCAAACGCTTGTGCCATTTCAGATCTAAAATTCATAGTAGACCATTCATCTGATGACATTGCGGATGTTTCATTTAAGATGTCATTTAACATTGGATTTTTTACGTACTGCTTTTGAGACTGCGTTGCTTGTTTATGCATACGCATGCCGTGGTCTATAACTTCATTGTGAGATTTTTTTGGTTCCGTACGTTCGTTTAACTCATGACGAATGGCAGTACGTACTTCTTCTCGGATTATTGTTCGTAACGCTTTTAGAAATACTTTAGAGTTCATAAAATATCCTTTATAATAAATATGTTATTGCTTTAGACTTGCAATTGTAGAATCGATCTTAGATAGATTTGCTTTAATAGTGCCAAGTTTTGTTAAAATAGATGTTGTTTGGCCGACAACAGCACCAGATGCACCGGCTAAAGCTCCGGGTGCCGGCGCTAATGGAGCAAGTATCACAAGCCCCGCAGCAACCGATGCTTGCGCAGATCCAAATGTAGTAGTTGCTACTGACAAAGTATTGACTTGAGTCGTTAGGGCATTAACTTGCGAATGTAAGCTTTTCAATTCATTTTGTATATCTTCAACCATAGTAAAAAATTTATCCATGTCCGATGCCCATCCTGGCGTTGCAATAGATACGGTACTTTTACCTGAAATAATTACTTCGTCGACCTTGCTATTAATAGTAATACGGTCGCTATTTAAAATAATTTGCGGTTCTGAATAACTACGTGTTGATAGTATACCGCGGCCTATATTTTGCTGTGAAGTATCTAATTCTAGCTTTTGCGACGTTGATAAAATAATAGATGATGCATCGCTTTGAAAATCTTCGACGTTTGATTCTTGATTGTTACCTGCAGTAAGTATCATCAAAGGTTCATTGACAGGTCCATCCCATGGCGGTAATGTATTATACAATAACGAACCGTTTGATGCACGTGAATTAGTATCTACACCAGATGAAAAACGTATTGAAGAACCAAATCGATCATTGATAATTAGATCTCCTTCATATGGCTGTAATGTATTAACAGATTTTTCTGCAAACGAACTTTGTTCCGGTACTTTGTTGCCTTCTGGTGATATAAACGAATCTAACGTCGAGCCTTTGGCTACTGTGTTCATGATCCATGGTAGCTGATTTATATTACGCGAACCGTGTAAGTTTAATGTAGTTGTATAATAAAATCGATTATCATTATATTTGTTTTCAGCAGTCCCCGATGGTAACATATGAAGCTGGACTATCTCGCCGTGCAAGGGAACACGTGTAATATAATCTAGTAAAGGTAAAACATATGTTTCACTAACAGCCTGCGTCCGGTTATTTTGAGTACGAACTAAAATTTCGCCTGGAAGCCGTTCTCTTTGTACACCATTCTGATCAGTAATTGGTAGGTTATTGTACGGACCGCCGTTACCTTCATCTATCACTTGAGCGTACGTCATCAATATCCTTGTTTATATCACTCTGTTCAGTTTTTAATGACTTAACTTCGTCTTCTGCTTCTTGTAATAATCTAGAACGTTCTTCATCTGACAATCCGAATTCTCCACCTTCTTCTTTTGTTCCGGCAGACATTAACCGCTGTACAATGCCAGCTAACTTAACTAATGCATCATCGTTTTTAACGGATACTTCGATATAGTCTTTTATCATAGGAACTAATAGAGTAGCATCGCTTATGTTTTTAACTAGAGGCTGCAATTCTTGAATTAGTCCATCTATTTGTCTAGATTTCTTTTTAGAGTTATGATAGACATCTTTCATTAGGTCCGAAAACGTCGTACCCTTGAAAAGTTCAAAATCATTAGGATCCATACTGCCCTTTAAAATAAATATGTATATATCTATTTCAGGCTAGAATTTGGCCGGTCTTGCGATAAACAGAAAACATTTTCATGAAATCTTTACGCATTACATTTATTACTTTAGTAATGTTTTGAGTTTTAAGCCCGGTCCGTTCTCTTATAAGAATGTATAATGCCTTTTTATTAAAATCTTCAATATTTTCGCGCATGCGAAATAACTCAAGTATCGCATCGGCTACTGCAATATCTCTACTATTTGTAAATATAGATGTAAGATTTACATCATACCAATCGCACCAAAGATTGGTAAAATCACGTAACTGAGATTGTTGATCGTTTAATGAACGTTCGATGTCTAAATCTCGCGAGTTGTCAATCTCATCAACTTCCGCGCGCGCCTTAAGCTTGGCATAGTTTTGGTTGTTTTGAATTATAAGATAGTTTTTAGCAATAATAGAAAAGTAAGAAAAGGCTTTTCCCTTACCTGCTTTATATTTGTGTATCTTCTCATTAAGAAATGCAACTACCTCGCATTTAACATCTTCATATGGAATATCAAAATAACTAAATTTAAATGTATGATATATATTTTCTACTAATTTATCAAAAGGATAATGAATATGTTCTCTATATAATTTGTTTCGAGCATTTTGATCATCTTCATTATTATATGCAATAATTGCATTCTCCGTAACAACTGTAAAGTACTGCTTCTTTGACGGTTTTCGCCCTCGCTTAGAATTAGGATCTACTGGTTCGTATTGTTCTAGCCATTTATAAAACGCCTCTGCCGATATCATTAAAAACTCCTATTGAGTAACTCAACTATATCTCGAATTTCTTTAAAAACAAAACCAATTTCGTCATCGGCTTCAAAGGAACCGCGGTGGTCGATAGCTCTAATTCTAGAATTAGATTCAGACATTTTAGTTTTTAGTTCCTTAAAGAAATTGTAAAACTCTGTATTAGACTCTTCCAATTCGCGTATATAGTCTTCCAATTTTTCTTGTCTACGTATTGCAACTACGTTACCAATTATAGAGGCTACTAATACAATAGCTATAGTTATAACTGCATATTCCATGTTATTCTCCAAATAAATCTTCAAACAATTTGTTTGCGTTTATCGAAGGCTTTGGTCCACTAGCCTTCTTCTTAGTAGTAGATTTGGCCGGAGCATTATCACGCCACTGCTCGTATTCAATTCGAGCAGCCATCATATCAGCATGATGTAAGATGACAGGCAAATTGGTGCGTAACTTGCTATCAGCACTTCTAGAAATATAATAAGGCTTATTAGCATCATCATACAAGCCATCATGAATACGAATTGCTTGATACTCATTCCATGTCACTGGTACTTTAAAGTTTTGAAGTACCCATAGTCCTAAATCAGGTACCATTGAAAATGGGTTGTTAGGATTATACTTGTACATCTTACCTTGGTTTTTACGATGCCATTCCGAGTCGTTAAAAATGTATACTTCGCCACCGTCATTAGGAAATCCAGCTTTACCTAAATCATGATGCATTGCTGCAAACATAAGTTCTTCTTTTGTGAAGCCATCTAAACTAGCACCCATCTCTCCCCATGAAGTATACAACTTATCTGCACAATCCATTACACGTAATACATGATCTACATAACCGCCTTCGAATGCATTATGGTAATGATCTACGCTCGAAGCTGGCATTGTCATCATACGATCTTCAAAGAAGTCATACATTTTATTTAGCGCGGTCGCGCGCTCTGGAAACCATGATTCGACTCGTTCTCGATACGTTTTCCAATTTTCTGCAATTTGATCTAATGTTAAACTCATGTTAATTAACTTGATTAATAATATCTAATTCAACGGCTTCCATGGGAGATAACCACATATCTGTACGTAGCTTTGTCATCCACCACTCTTTATCTTTATTACTTCTAGCAGCTAGTAACTCATACATGTTATTTAACGATTTTTCATGAAATGCAGCTTGTACTGCAATGTTAGAAATATTCGTATAATCGTTACTAGATAACGGTTCATGCAGCATAATAGATGATCGTTTACTAGCGACACGTACACCAGTACCCGATAAAAGAATTAATGCAGCTGCTGACCATGCAACACCGCGACATATTGTGTTAAATTTTATACTCGCCGATTCCATAAAATCAATAATACCAAATGCTTCGAATAAATCTCCGCCAGGTGAATTGATAATTACATTGATTGATTCTGTATTATTTTCTTTTACCAATGCACGGACTTTAAGTATAAATTGAGATAATGTATTGCTATCAATTTCACCATTAATAAAAATGACATTATCATCGAAGTCGATCAAATACTGTAGACGATCATTCAATGATACAGTCTCTATCGATTGACTAGAATTATCGCGCTGCGATATATTATCTCCGTATATACTCATAACCTAAATATATAAACTTCTTCTTAATAAGACAAAGTATTAGTTAAGTTTTTTCAACTTTCGTTGAAGCCGTCGCATCTCTAC